TTGCATGGATGTCTTGTCGCTGATCTTAGCATCCATGTAATCCTTACCACCTTGTGATGTAGCAAACCATATGGCTAATCGTCTGTCTTCATAGTCACCTGATAGGTGTGGTGCTTTAGGATTCTGACTGTCGTTCTCAAACAACACACCAACTTTTTTGTATACTTCACGTATAACTTTACCTGATGGTAGTGTAGCCTTGACAATAACATGATACTCTTCTGCACCATTGTTGTTTAGTTTACCTTGTCCTACTAGGACATTGTTTTCACGAGGTGCAAACATTGCACCTCTATCTGTGTCGTCGTACTGTTGATCCATTTAGAATCCTCCTCTACTTGATTTAGCGTTTGATGTTTTAGTACTGATTGGTGGTATCTTTCCTTTAGGTGGAGATGCTTCATTGGCATCATCATCTTCTGATGGTAATCCGTACACACTCTGCAAAGTGTATCTCTTTGCGTAGGTTATGGCTGATCCAACTTTCTGTGGATTCTCCATGTTTGTTGGAGACAGAATGATTGGAAGCTTAGATACAAATGTTTCTTCATCATGCTCATGACGAACTGTAGTAACAACAACTATATCTGATTTACTGTCATGATGACTTGTCCATATGTAATCAATCTCTTGAGTAAAGAATAAACCAAACTGATTACCTTGATTTACTGCTTCGATAACTGATTCTAATGAAGAATAGCTGCTACTAAAGTGTGGGTTTGTGCCGTCTTTTTTAGCAGAAACAGATAGTTTTTGGAATGCCAACATAGCTTGCTTAATAGATTTACAATCATCAGCTTTTTTGTTAGGTTGAGTTGTCATGTGTTCTCCATGCTTGACATCAGGGGTTGACTTTGTTGTGGGGTTGACCCCATTTTTATTTTGATTAGACAAGTGTCTCTCCTTTCATTGGTTTAGTTTTAAAGAATCCTTTATGTGCAGGATTGTCGTGCATAAATAGCCTAGAGTAAAAGGCTATGTAATCGTTGCTTATCTTAAAGTCTGCATCTGTAGTAGTGATGGCTGTCTCCCATCTGATACGACCTATGATTAACCATGGTGAACATTTCTTTGCACCACTGCTAATTGCTTGTAATGTATACTTAGTAAAGTAGTTGTATACATGTGGGTTATCTTTGTGATACTCCCACCATTTCTTTTTCTTTTCTAGGAATGTCATTCTTGCACCTCTATGATAGAATCAACATCACTTTGTTTTGGAATACTTACATCAGGATCATAATCAATGTATCTTTCTTCAGCTTCTTGAATTGATGAAGCTTGAATTGTGTATACATGTTTTGTTGTTTCCATAACTGTTACTTTATATTTAGGCATCATTAATCTCCTTGATATGTATAGTTAACGCACCACGTTTGTTGCGTTTGATTGATAGCTTGTCGGTGTAAACCTCACGTTCATTAGATTCTACAAGAGACTTGAGTTCTTTCTTAGCATTCTCAAATATTTTTGTGTCATCATAGTGAGCAATGTAATGATGTTGTAACTCTATGAAGAAGTTATCTTGACTAGCATCACGAGTAACCATGTTATCCAATGTCATGTGCTGAACACCTGTTGGTAATTCGTTAGGCATATCAGCAGTAGGTGCTTGCTTGTTGATAACATGTGACCAGAAGTCACGTAGTATTGGTAGCATACGCAACCACTCAGCTTCGTCTTGACTGACTAGCTTGCACTCCCATTGGTTACCAAAGATTACAGACAGATACATATGCTTGAGGTCTGCGACTTTCATATACAACTGTATCTGTGGTGAGTAGTACGCAAGTATATCATCAAACTTTTTGAATGAACTTGTGTGCTTACACTCGATACCAATGTGCTCGCCTTTGTTTTCCGGGTCTATCATGATGCCATCAAGCGTAGCTTTAAATGGAATACCATCGATAGTTTTCTTAGCCTCGTGTTGGTAGCCAAGAACATGGACATTATACTCTTGTTCAAACCATGCAAGGTTGAAGTCTTCTGTAAATGTACCAAGTTGTACGTTGAATAGATGTGATAGATCAGCAGGTTGACTTTGACCTGTCTTCTCTAGCCATAGTGGATGCCAGTCACCACTCATAATCTTGACTGCATCTGACCCACCAATGAATCCCATTCTCCATTTTGGATCACGGACAGGTGGCTTTAAGTTTACTACATTCATTGTGTTCTCCTTTTTGAATATATTGTACTGCATAATTGCAGTAAATACTAGTAGTTTCTTATCGTTTTGTTGCGTTTTGTATCATATCGAGTAGTTTTACTCGCTTTTGATACCTCCATTCTCCTGCGTCTCTGAACTCAGAAAGACTAGGGAAGAATGTTTTTGTATGCGAAACGCTTTTGACTGCATACAAAAATATATCAGCAGGATAATCAGACAAGCCACGTGCAATTAGACGTATACGCATAGCAATATCTTCTTTAGTTTCTTGCGACGGCTTGACCATGACCATCATACACTTGAGTAACTCCTGCTCCATATGTTCTTGTGGCATGGGTGTCATGGCAAAGGCCATAACATTTAAAGCTTTCTCTAGTTCATCAGCCTTTGGTTTGCTGACAAGCTTGTATCCACGCACACTAAAGTCTGGATTAAGTTCTTCCTTGTAATTTAGAATTGATTCCAAAGAAGAAAGAACTCTTTCCTCTACCTCCCTTGGACTGGTTGTTGTTAGACTTTGTAAAGCCTGTGCTTTTTTGTTCTTGCTTAACTGTAACTGCATTTGTCTTGCCTACTTTGTTAGATGGTTGGTTAGTTATAGGTTCGTGTGACATACTGACACCCTCCACGTGACACTCTGTCACTTCCATAGTGACAGGCTGACACTTCCGTACTCTATATATGTTGACTTGATTCTTACCCTGACGTTTGCGTATTAAATATTTTTTATCTACTAGGTACTCAAGCTTACGTATAACAGTACGCTCACTGAGGTTACATTTAATAGCAATCGTTTTGATTGAAGGGAAAGCAATCATGGTTTCCTGATTGGCATGATGATTGATTACCAGTAACACAAGCTTGGCTACTGGATCACCAACATCAGCATCCAAGATACCTTGGATATTACGGAACGACATACCTATGCCGTGTCTGCCATGTATTGTTTCCAATCTTTTTGTATCTCCATCTCAGTAGGTACTTCTACTAACTTGGCTAGTTTATTAAGTGAACTTTGTCCTGCTGATGACATACGATCATACTCCCAAAACAAATCAAGCACATGTTTTTGTACTAGTTTTAGTTCTCTGTCGTATTCTTGTAGCACTGATTTTTGTAAAGTCATTTCTTTCTCCATAGTTTCTTGACTGTTTCTTCTGATAAAAACATTACCCATCTTGGTTCTGTATTACCACCTCTCTTATATATAACAGCATCCCGGTTGATCATTGTTGTGAATGGGGATGGGAAGCTGCTATTCTTACGATACTTTACTTCGACTATTATTTCTTGTCCGTTGAGTTCGACGATGAGGTCGCCTTTATATTCGCCTCCCAACGCTCCACTAAGAGGCTGACGCTTTGCTTTGATCTTCCAGTCTTTGAAGAGCTTGACAAAGAAGTTCTCGTGGTATGTTCCTTTTCTGCTAGACGTGCTTGCCAATTTGATTTCTCCTTACAACTAAAGCAGACAAAGAAAGTTCGACTGCCCTTTACTTTCGTAAAGTATTTTGTGTGTGTACTACACACATCGCATTTGATCATTGAACTTTTAGCTTACAATCAAGTGCTTCTATCCAATCCAAAAGCATAAAGCCTGAGGGTAAGCGTTCGTATCTTTCCCACTTACCTATCAGGCTATCAGCACATCCAATTTTATAAGCCAATGCTTCTTGCGACAGTTGCATTTGGTTACGCTTACTTACTAAAGACGAGACCAATTCTTTCCAGTTAGGATTGATTGGAACTGGAGTCGCTCTGTAGTTGAACATGTCTGAACGCTTTGAGTATTCTTTCTGCTGTATCAAATCTTAAGTCCATCCCATTTATTGCACGATAGTATGTACTAGTAGGTACACCTGCAACAATGAACATATCTTTAAGACGTACATCATTCTCAGAAGCTATATCTTGTAGCTGATTTATATACTTGCACAACACCATATAAAATTAGTACTGCATATATGCTACATGTTCAAGTATTATTTATCGTTAGCATTCCATTCTTCAACTAAGGTAGCACACGCAAACGCATGCGATGGACCATACTCTTTAGCAATAGCAATGATTGCCTGTTGATTTGTCATGCCGTCGTTGGTTAGGTATGCACTAAACTTCTCTTCGACTTCGATGCATTGATCTTTGTATCTACTCATGGCTACACTCCTTTATCTTATCTGTTACACCATAATGTTCTAGCATAGGTTGCTCTTGCCACGTATGCCATTCCTTTTTCGTTTGTTCTACAAAGCTTGGCTTGTGTAATGAGGTTGCAATTTCACACACTGCGTTTGCTATGTTGACTGCATCACACTCTTTGTCACATGACATGCCAATGAGTGAGCATAGATATTGTTGGTATGAATCTACCATTGTGTTCTCCTTTGTTGTTGTTAGATTCTATCTAACTTTGTCTACCTATCTGTCATCACAAGTGAACTTAATGTCAGCTTACAGGATAGACTATAGGCCATTTAAAGACTGTAACCTTTCGGCAAGTTAGATAGAATTAGTTGTGTCTACACATCAAGCTTCTTGCTGACAGGAAGCAACGCCCGTTGATCTTTCCGATGTTAATTCACCATGACATACCTTAGACCCGATTGAACCAGTGGTACACCTTGAGTGTGTAGACTTTCCCTGCAGGGAATTATGTTAGTACAGCTACATCTTGTACCCCGATGCCATCCCACCTGCTAGTCTGTATAGCTTTGGATACTTCACTGTGACGTAGTATCTCTGCTCTGTGTGGATGTGCTGCATCTTGTGTATGTGATGACCAGTAAGTCATAGCATTATACAATGCCCATTTGTTTTGACCTAGCTTGGTTGTCTCATTGCGATACAAACCCATTAGCTTTTCTAATTTAGTTTCATTGACCTTGACCATAGTAGTGTTTGAACTACGCTTACATATGGTAGCCTTGAGGAATGTCTCAGCCTCTAGCATACTTACAGGTTGAGTGGCATACTTCTGCCAGATACCCTCACTGTCAAAGAACCCGGTGATAGCACGATCAATCTTACCTTGCGTACCTATCAAGCTGAAGCCTGATGTATGCTTGTTACGATCGAATGATAATGCTTTTGGACTAGCACATCCATTGCTACACCATAGTCTGTAACCCTCGGCCTTGATCATGATTGACCAAGCACCATCGTATGAGTTGGTATAGTCTACGTGGAACTTGATATAGTCACCAACTTGAGGCTCAATAACTAGGTCATTGAATGCTATAGTACCACGTAACTTTGCACCATTCTCATATACTCTTTGAGTATGAGTGAAGTCACGAGTGACTCTGTTACTGTTACGTGCAGCTTGTTCCATCTTGTCGACGACCTCACCATGTCGTATCATTTGGTATGCACCACCATGTGTACCAAGTACTGCACCAGTATCAGTACGAACGATAGCTTGTTGCATCTTCTTGGGTACTGGATGCTCGATTGCTTTCCATCCATCTTGAATCTCACGTACTGCTACGAGAGGTACGACCTCCACTGGGAAATCATAAGGTGCTAAGTGTGTTGTTATTCCATCCATTGTTATCTCCTATATGTAAATGGTTTTGGTTGAAGTGAATTGAATTTCATCATGCAAAAAAAGTCAACACGTTATCACCCCCCATGGGTTGCACGAACGAAGTGAGTGTGACTTATTGGTTGTTAGGGAAGTGATAAGTGTTAGGGGTTAGTTTGCATATGCTCCTTGTGTTTTGCAATGAGCCTGCGAATGGTACGCAAAACTCTATTGTTGCTGAATTGAACAAGAAAAAAAGCAGACTAGGATGAACCTAGCCTGCAGTTGAAGTTACTTGTTCTTTGCTTGAGTGTTGATGAAGTCATTGAGCATAGCCTGACCATCTTTCTTAGGCATAGTTGTAAGGTCTTTAGTGAAGCCTGTAACCTTGCTACCATGCTTGTCGATCTGCTCTTGCATTGAAGCCTCAAAGACTTTCTGCTCTTCAATGGTACGACCTGACTTACGAGCGTGTATCTTAAGCCATACTTGCTCAGTACGTTCTGATGGTGGCGTACCATTGCTTGAACCTAGTGTCTTAGGATTGA